AGTTGGATGTTGAGTGAGATTGAGAAGTTGATTGCCGCCCTGCCTAAGGAGCAGCAAGAGCCAATATTCCAATTGGTGGAGGATTACCGGCTGGCGAGTGAGCGGGAGGTGGCGCAGGGTAGTTTCATGTCGTATGTGAAGCTGATGTGGCCGAGTTTTGTTCATGGTAGACACCATGCCCTGATGGCTAAGAAGTTTGAGGATATTGCCAGTGGGAAATTGAAGAGGCTGATCATTAACATGCCGCCTCGGCATACGAAGTCTGAGTTTGCATCATTCTTGCTTCCATCTTGGTTCTTGGGGAAGTATCCGAATAAGAAAGTGATTCAGAGCTCTAATACAAGTGACCTGGCTGTTAACTTTGGCCGTAAGGTTCGGAACCTTGTTGGGAGTGAGCAATATAGCAGGGTGTTTCCTGATGTTAATTTGAGACAGGATAGTAAGAGTGCGGGGCGGTGGGCGACGAGTAAGAACGGTGAGTACTTTGCTATTGGTGTAGGTGGTACTGTTACCGGGAAGGGTGCGGACCTTTTGATTATTGATGACCCGCATTCTGAGCAGGAAGCGGCGATGGCGTCTGGGAATCCTGAGGTATTTGACAAGGTGTATGAGTGGTATACGTCGGGTCCGAGACAGCGGTTGCAGCCTGGTGGTGCGATTGTGATTGTGATGTGCATGACCGGAGATACAAATGTATTGATGGCGGACGGGACAACACAACAACTTAAAGATATCAAGGTTGGAGATCATGTTGCCACCTTTGATAAAGGCAAATTGTCAAAAAGCAAGGTCAATAATTGGCGGTCAAGTGGTATTGATTCCATATACAAGATACAAACACAATCTGGCATAATGCTTCGTGCAAACGAGAGACATCCGTTTCTTGTAATGAACGAAGGAGTGCTGGAATGGACAAGACTGAATCAGTTGCGTGTGGGCGATTTACTTGTATCGTTGAAGGGTGCAGCAGACCATCAAGGGCAAAAACAAAGCCTGGAAAATGTGCGCCATGCCAATCCAGTGACAGCTACCACAGAAAAAACCCAGACGCCCCACGTAAACTTATTGGAAGTCATGGGATGTGGGTTGGAAAAAATTGCGAGTGCGGAAAACCAATCAGCGCAAAAGGACTTTGTAGCAATTGCTACAGAAAAAAATACTTGCCGCCAGCAACTCCAGAAAAAAACCGAGCAAGACGTATCAAACACCGATACGGCATTACTGTTGAACAATACGAAGTCATGGTTTCTGAACGTAACAACAAGTGTGATGTGTGCGGTAAGGAACCTTCTTCAAAAAACACAAAAGCGCATTGGAATGCAAAGTTATGCATCGACCATTGCCACGACACGGGAGTCGTCAGAGGATTGCTCTGTAACGACTGCAACCTTACCGTCGGTTATGGAAAGACGCCAAGCATACTTGAACGAGCTGCATCGTATCTCAGACTTCACAGTAGATCAGATAGTCTCGATAACCCCTGATGGAAAAGAAGAAGTCTTTGATGTTGAGATTGACAAGACTGAAAACTTCATTGCCAACGGGGTTGTAAGCCACAATACTCGCTGGGCTGAGCGAGACTTGACGGGTCGGGTGATTAAAGATGCCTCGATGCGGGATAAGGGTGAGGAGTGGGAGGTCATTGAACTGCCTGCGATCATGCCCAGTGGTAAGCCGTTGTGGCCGGAGTTTTGGTCGATTGAGGAATTGACTGCCCTGAAGGAAGAGTTGCCACCTGCCAAGTGGAATGCACAGTACCAGCAGAGTCCGACGGGTGAAGAGGGTGCGTTGGTTAAGAGAGAGTGGTGGAGAAGGTGGGAAGCGGATAGAGCGCCACCGTGTGAGTTTATTATTCAGTCTTGGGATACGGCGTTTACGAAGAGTGAGCGGAGTGACTTTTCTGCGTGTACGACGTGGGGGGTTTTCTATTTGGATGAAGACCCAAGTGATGTGAATATTATTTTGCTGGATGCGTTTCAAAAGCGGATGGAGTTTCCGGAGTTGAAGCAGACGGCGTATGACCACTATAGGGAGTGGGAGCCTGATGCGTTCATTGTTGAGGCGAAGGCTGCTGGTGCGCCGTTGATTTATGAGCTTAGGAGTATGGGGATTTTTGTTGAAGAGTATTCGCCTAGTCGGGGGAATGACAAGTTTGTTCGTATAAACAGCGTGACGGACATGTTTAGATCGGGTAAAGTGTGGGCTCCCGAGACGAGGTGGGCGCAGGAGGTCATTGATCAGATGGCGTCATTTCCTAATGCTGAGCATGATGACTTGGTGGATAGTTCTACGCAGGCGTTGTTGAGATTTAGGCGGGGTGGGTTTATCAGGCTGCAGTCGGATGAACCTGAGGAACAACAGTTTTTTAAGCGTAAGACTCACGCTTATTATTGAGGTATTGGCATGGGACTGCAAGATTTGCTAAATTATTTTAGTAGCCCTCAAGCTACGCCAAGCTCCAGAGATGGCAGGGGAGAGATGCAGGCTACTCCGCGCAATGCAGTTCTTGGAACTTTGTCTGATACATTAGCGCAGTCTTATGCTCCTCAACGTACGCAACAAATGCAAGGCATCGCCAAGTTTTTAGGTGCTGAAGACATAGCTAAAACTCTTGATCGACTTTCTTATGGTGAACCGTTGACGACTGGTGCTGGTGGTATTGGTGGAACAACTCAGATTCGTCCAGAGGTTATCAATGCTGCTATGGCTTTATCGCCATTGGGGATGGCTCAAGCGCCAGAAAGAGTTGCATTAACACAGGCACAAAAAGAAGCAAACTTAGCTAGGTTTTTGTCGGACAGCAAAGCGCCACAGACTTTGTACCACGGAACCGATAAGAGCTTTTCCAGCTTTGACCCAAGCAAGTTGAATAGAACAACATGGGGAGAAGGATTCCATTTAGCCGAAGACCCGTCGTTGGCAAGTCAGTACGCTGGCATGACGCAACAAGGTGCAAATGTGATGCCGGTACATGCGGCAATTAAGAACCCATTGGAACTTAATTCAATTGATGATTGGTTCTATAAAATACCAGGTAACACCAACGCCCAAAAGACGGATTGGGTAAAGAGTCAAGGGTATGATGGAATTAAGTACCCACATAGCCAGCCAACAGAAACTGATTCTGGTATGGCATGGGTGGCATTTGAGCCCACGCAATTAAAGTCTGCAATTGGAAACAGTGGTGCATACGATGTCAGTAATCCAGATATTACTAAGGCCCAAGGCGGCATGATTGACAAACCGCTGCAAGGCAGCAACAAACTTATTTAAGGACATACATGGCTACTAACATCGACAAATCGGTTTATCAAGCGCCCCAAGGTTTAGCTGGATTAGAGAGTGAGCCTGTTGAGGTTGAGGTCTTAGGTCCTGAAGAGGACATGGAAGAGGAGCCAGAAGAAGAGGGTGAAGGCTTTAACGGCAACTTGGCTGAAGAACTGGATGAGTCGGTATTACAGCGAATTGGTTCTGAGCTGGCGGCGAGTGTAGATACGGACCGCCAATCCCGCAAAGAGTGGGAGAAGACTTATGTGATGGGCCTAAAGCTGATGGGCCTGCAGTATGAAGAACGTACTGAGCCTTGGATGGGTGCATCTGGTGTGTTCCACCCAATGATCACTGAGGCGGTGGTACGGTTTCAGTCGGAAACAATTACAGAAATGTTCCCTGCCCAAGGACCAGTGCGTACGACGATTTGGGGTAAGGAAACGCCTGAGAAGATGCAAGCGGCTCGGAATGTTGAAGAGGACATGAACTATGAGCTGGTAGAAAAGATGCCAGAGTTCCGCCCTGAGCAAGAGCGGATGCTGTGGAGTTTGCCTGCTACGGGTTCTGCCTTTAAGAAAGTTTATAAAGACCCGACGTTGGGCCGTCAGAAGTCGGTATTTATTCCAGCAGAAGATGTGATTCTGCCTTATGGATGTACTGATATTCGCACGTGTGAGCGCGTTACTCATGAGATGCGGATGACGAAGAATGAAATCTTGAAGCTGATGGCGACGGGTTTTTATCGTGACGTGGAGTTGGGTGACCCCTCACGCACGACGGACGATATTCAAAAGGCCAAGGACCAAGAGACTGGCTTTACGGATAACAGCGATGACCGGTATACGTTGTTTGAATCGTTGGTGGACCTTGATTTAGATGGGTTCAATGATGTTGACGATGAGAACAATGAGACTGGTATTGCCCTGCCTTATGTAATGACGATCGTCAAGGGTACAAATCAGGTTTTATCGATACGCAGAAATTGGAAAGAGAATGATCCGCTCAAGCTCAAGAGACAGCATTTTGTACACTACCAGTATGTACCTGGGTTTGGAGCCTATGGTTTCGGGCTATTCCATCTTATCGGCGGATTTGCAAAATCAGCGACATCGATTATGCGCCAGCTTGTTGATGCCGGTACACTCTCCAATCTCCCAGGCGGGCTCAAGTCACGCGGTCTCCGAATCAAGGGCGACGATACCCCGATTGCTCCAGGCGAGTTCCGCGACGTAGACATTGGCTCTGGCGCACTGCGGGACAACATCCTGCCATTGCCTTATAAAGAACCTAGCCAAGTTCTGTATACGCTGCTGAATAATATTGTTGACGAAGGCCGCCGCTTTGCGGCTACTGCAGATATGCAGGTCAGCGATATGTCGAGTCAGGCCCCAGTTGGTACTACCCTGGCTTTGCTGGAACGCCAACTGAAAGTGATGACGGCGGTGCAGGCACGGGTTCACTATGCCTTTAAGCAAGAGCTGCAATTGTTGGCTGAGATCATTCGTGAGGATAGCCCTGACGAATACGAGTTTGATCCTGAAAAGGGT